TTTTCTTTGTAATTATCTTTTATATCACAAATCATATTTAAATCTATTAATTTATCTAAACAAAAGAATAAATCGTATTCAAAGTCTCCTGCGTATCTGTGTTCTATATTTGGTGTAACCATATTACCACATCCAAGCCACATATATTGTTCAACATATGAGTGTTTATCTAAACCATTATAATCCATCTCACCTATTAAATTTTCATTTACATAACAAAGTATTTTGTTATTAGAATCATCGCATTGTATTACATAATCATTAAATTGTGATTGTTCTTCCGGTGAAAGATAGTAACTTACTTTTTTTTGAATGGAAATTGGTTCATCATAATACACTTCACCATTTTCTTTATACTTAATATTTTTTTGTGAGAACCAATATGCAAATTCAACACGAATATATGAATTCGGTTCTTTTTGTACAGATATACCAGCGTGGTTTCCACTTCTTGAAAATAAAAATACTTCTTTTTGACTTTTTAATTTATCAATTAATATTTTAGACCTTAAGAAGATTGTAAAATCTTTTTCCATAAAGTTTGCCCAATTTGATACAGAATCGGTGTACTTTCCAATTGGATTAAATATATACAAATTTGATTCATTTGTTATTAAACTCATAATTCTATGTTTTTACAAAAGTTATAAAATTCTTCTAATTCTGGAAATGTTTTTACAAAATTAGTACCTCTTCTTCTATCATGTTCATCAAAGTACTTATAAAAACTATATCTATTTTTCATCTGTTGTGATGCATCTTGTGGAGAAATCATCCAATCGTATATTCTTTTTACTTTTTGGGCCTCTACATCACTATAACCTATATCTCTAGCATCAAATGCTGGTGTGGAATAATATGATATTAATTTACTTTGTTCTTTTATATAGTTTGAAAATTGATGTGGTAATATTTGAACAGTTTGATGGGCTGGATATCTTAAATAAGATGAATCCAAAAATGTAGCTGAATTCCAATATCTATCGGTACTCGCATAAGTTTGTTTTAAATTATAAACCTCTTTAATTAGTTTATGATAATTAAAAACACTTAATGCATTATAAGTAGCCATGAAGGTTATATTGGTTCTATTTAATGATGTTAATAATTTATTTACATTATTCCAAAAACGATTAAATTCAAGACCAGTTCTTATATATTCAGCCTGTTCACCCCATGTATCAGTTGATGTAAAAATTACAACTTCTTTTACTCTACCTTCATCTTCAATTCTTTTTATTTTTTCAATAAGTTTATCTACCAATTTATCAGGTGCACCTAAATTAGAATTTATAGCTAACTTTAAATTTCTATTAGGATTTGGATGTTCGATTATATAATCCAATACATCCCACGTATCTTTACTCATTAATGGTTCTCCACCTGTTATTCTAAATGTATGTAAATCTCTATAAAGTTCTGGCCACCATTTCCAAAATGCCTCTACATATGGATTGTATTCCGAATGTTTAATTGGCATTTTATTTTCTTTAACCATCCATTGTGTTTCATTGAAATTATCTAATGTTGGATAACCACCATATTTTTCAATTTCTTCTACCCACTTAGAACTATACGCAGGGCCACAATATGAACATTTAAAGTTACAAGCATTACTAAATGCAACTTCTACATATTTTGGATTATAATCAGCTCTCCAATCCGAATTAAAAATTTCTTCTTTATGTGGTAAAGACCAACTTTCTCCTGATTTAAAAATTCTATCACTAAATCTATCAGAATTATCTTCTACTTTCCAACAATAATCACACTCCGAAGGTCTAGCTCCACTCAACATTTCTTTTCTTTTCAATTTTTTGAAACGTGTGTTATGAAGTGCGGATGGATTTCTTGCTATTTCTGTTTCTGAAATTTTGTGAGTTTGTGGGTGATGGCATGAGTGGTTGTGGCCACTTTGTAATTGTAATGTAACCTGTGTCCATTTAGCTAAACACATTCCATTTCCTACTGAATCCAAATCCTCTTTTAATTTTACATAAAATGGATTATCTATATTATTTTCTACTACCATAATTATACTTTAACATTTATTAATTTGTGTCTATTATATATACTATCTATTGATATTAATTCGTAATTAATTGAATTGATACCATCTAATTTATAATCTATTTTACCTTGCTGCATTTGAAGTATATATCTTCTTTCATTTTTTGCAGTTGTTTCACCCTTTGCCCATTTATCAATACCACCTTCATTAATTAATCCTTCGGTTTGATGTGGTAAACATTTAAATTTACCATCTCTTCTATAAGGTAATATTGTATGTGGTATTTCTATTTTTTCTTTTTTTAATTCTACATTTTGAAAATTACCAAACTCTAAATTCATAGTAAAAATATCTAATACTAAATTCTCTTCAGGTGTTTCTTTATGTAAATTTTTAATTTCTTCCGGAGTTAGACATCTATCCCACATTTGTATACTTGCAACACCACCTTTGAAAAAAGATTCAACAGGTGATTTTGAATATCCAATATAAAATGGTTCCATTCCATATGTTTTAAGTGGTTCATTATATGATAATGGTGATTGTGTTCCTGTTCCTAATCTTGCATCACTTTCTCTACCATTTAAATAAAAATGTATTTTTTGATTTTCGGTATCAACTGCCATTGTAATCCAACTCCATTGGTTTTCATATCTCTTAATCCATTGATACAAATGTCCTTTCATTCTATCCCAAAGTTGCATTGTATATGCTCTACTATTGTTAAAAGATAAACCCCAATCGTATCCAGGTTTTCTAAATATTGGATACTCCATAAATTGTCTGTTACTATCACCAATCAACCAAATAGGAACTTTTTCAATTTGCTGTTCTGCTTTTACTAAAATAGAAACCGTATGAGATTGTGATATACAATTTTTTTGTTCTCTAGATGGCCTGAATTCTATTTTTGAATTTAAACCATTAAAGTAAGCAATATACATTTCTTTGTTAAAATCTAATTTAGTTTTTTCTGCATATCCCTCCATTACACATCTCCAAAAAAGGTCATCATCTTCCATTCCCCAATCCCAATATTCATTTGAATATCCATTAGTTCTCTCTACTTGTTCTTTTGAAAAGACAACTGCACCACCAAAGTATTCTTCATATTTTAATTGATAATCGGATTGTGAAATTCTAACTGCAATGTGTTGTGGATTACCTTCTGGAAATGAGTAATCACAACTATCATCTTCAGGAACCATATCTATATCATGCCAAACTATATAATCACATCCATCATCAAAAGCATGTTTAGCAGCAATGTTTTTCATTAAACCTCTATTAAAAAGTTTATCATCACATTGATGTGCTAAATAAATTGTATGTTCAATTCCTCTTTCTTCTAAAAATTTAGATACATGAGGAATAAACTCATTCATATGAGCTTCTCTATTTCTATATGGTACACATACTCCTAATTTCATTATATTCCTACATTTAAATGAGTTATTTTATTATCTTTAGTTTTTCCATGTAATTGGAATTGTAATGTAGATAATCCATCATCGATATCATTGTGATACCCCAATTGTACTTCATTGTTATATCTCAATTGATTCCATCTACTATTGTCATCTCGCCATCTACCATCGTTGAATCCACAATCATCGTGTTCCAATTTTATCAGTTTACTACTTCGTCTGAATGGAATATAAGAATAGTAATTTACAAATGGTTCAAAATGGTCTAAATAAATATTAAAAAATTCTCCATGATTTTCATTACCAGAAATATCAATAAACTTATATTCACTAATATTATAATTTTTATAATGTATTTTTATTTCATCATTTTGTTTTAATAAAAATTCATTTATACTACCTTTGAAAAAATGTTTTTTTGTGTCATCGGAACCAATTATTATATTATCTACATTTGAATAATTGTATATACAATCCGATAGTTCAATAATATTTGTAATATTGTTTACTACAAACGTAATTGCATTTTCTTTTTTATTATATTCAATTGATATTTTATTTTTTGATGTTGTTACTATATCCGAATGAACATCATAGTAGTTACCCTTTTTATCAAACAGCTGTAAATAAAATCTATTAAATGAATTATAGAAAAGTTTAAAATCATAACCTGTTATGGTTAATATGGGAAATATATCAAATTGTGAGTTTACGTCATACATAACTCTATCCAAATTGATATCCAATTCTATTTTAAAATTTCTATTATAGTTTATAATATTTGGTATTTTTGCATAGGTATTAACTCCATTAAAAATAGGCAATTGTTCTTTTGGAAATGTATCATTTATAATATTTTGAAATGGAATATCATTTTTTACACATCTATATCGTAAATCATCATCTTCAAATCCCCAACCCCAATATAAATTAGAAAACCCATTTATTTTTTCAAATAATTTGGATGGAAATAATGTAATACCGCCAAAATAAGATTCAAATGGAATATCATCGGTTGCCAAATGTATTGGTGTATCCGAATATGAATAGTCAACATCAACTGGTATCATATCAACATCGTGAATTACTATATAATCACAATTTTCTTTTTTAACTTCTATAAAACCAATGTTGCATAACATTCCTCTATTAAAAAGTTTAGCATTATCTTGTTCAACAATAATAATTTTAAAATCTATATTTTTAGATTCCAAATATTCTACTATACTTTTTTTAAACTCTTGCAAATGTTCATACCTATTTCTGTATGGAACTATTACACCAAGTTTATGCATCCTTTTTATCTTTTGGTACTAATTTATGAAATTCAGACAAATAGTATTGAATTCTACTACTCCAATCATCTTTATCAATTTCTTCAAACCAAACCGTAAGAGCATCCAACGTATTTGCAATTTTTTCCAAAGCTTTTACTTTTTTAGTTTCAAGAATTAATAACTCTTCATTTAAAATAATATTAGTTTGTTGTGGAATTTCATTTGTCACAAGTTCTGTAACTTCTTTTTTCTTTAAAGCCATAATTTATTTATTTTTAGTAATATATGATTTTTTATTTGTATTGCCAAATTATATTGCAATAATTTTTTTAAGTAATTTTGACCATTGTTTATATCCAAATTCTTTACCTATGTACTCAAACATATATTCGGGTTCAGTAACATCTATTTCAAAATTGTTACTTCTTAAAGATTGATACATTTTTAAATATTCATTTGAAAAAGAATAATCTTTTTTAATATCTGCAACTTCTTTAATTCTTTTAATACAAGTAGAATCCCATTTGAAATGATGTACCTGAACATTATATTCATCAATAGGTGCAATCAAAGGATGATTCCAGCCTTGCCACTTCCATGTAGTTTGTCCGTCTATTTTTGCGTAGTGTTGACCCGGTGTGATTTCAATATATCCTTTCATTATACATATTTTATTTGGACATGCACCACTCATTGGATATCTAAAAAATCCTGCAACTGGAAATTGGTCAAATATATTTTCTTTTTTATTTATCTTTGGAAAATCTCCTGTTTGGCCAATCCTATCTATAAAACCACCTCTAACTAATTCCCAACCATTTCTATCACAAGCTGAAATTATTTCTTTTAATGGTTTTGAGTAAATATGAAATTCATCATCATCTGAAACTACCCACCAATCGTTAGGAAATAACATTTTGGTTTCATTATATAATTCAGTAACATATTCCCAATTAAATTTTTCTTTGGTTACTCTTTCTATAATATGTGCATTATGAAATTCTTTTGTAATTTTAGAAACTTCATCAAATAAACTAAATCCTTCCCATTCATAAACTACAACATACATTTCATCTACCAAATCTTTATAATGATTCAGCATATGCCACAAAGTATCTACTCTGCTACCAGTAACAGTAACTAATCTTATTTTATTCATTTAATTTTTTATTAATCTTTTTTAAAGCTTTCTTGTTAGTAATGCTAAACCAGTGCTTGTAACTTTTTTATCAAACATACGAAAATTTTTTAAATTTACCAAATTCCATTTTTTATCGTCTTCCAATTCTTTAATAAATTTACATGGGCCGTCAAATGGAACAAAATCTTCTTTCGCATTTTCTGTAACTACAAACGTATTGTGATAAGACTGGTCAGTATCGTGAATTGTTATAATTCCGTTTTCAGACATTATAGTTGAATATAATTCAAAATCTTTTTTAACTCCTTCATATGAATGGTCTCCATCAATATGTAAATAATCTATTTTAATATCTTGTCTAATAAAATAATCGTAAAATGTTTTTTCCGATGTTTCTAAAATAACTTGTGGTTGAAAATGTTGTCTTAAAAAACTATTCTCTTGAGTCCAATCAGTAAATCCACCAATACCATTCGCAGCGTCTATAATTATTGTAGTTCCAATATCACCCCACTCTGCTTGACCATTTCCTTCGAATATATTCTGTGAGTGTAAATCCATTCTAGCTTGTGTCATAAGACGTGGTATAAATCCACCTCCTGACCCAATACAGACACATACCTTTGCTCTAATAAATTGAATGAAAGAATATATCAAAAGTCCATCTCCTAAGTGTAAATCGGTTGCACCATGTGTCCAACGATACTTCACAGGTTGTAAAACTTCTTCATTATTTTCGTTTATTGTATGATTATTTGTTAAATACTTTTTTATAAGTACATCATTAAGTAACTGCATATTTTTTTAATCCAATTTTGTTTATTAGTATATTTTGTTAGTCCGTCTCTTAATTTGCAAAATTCTAAATTTATTTTTTCAAATTCATCCTCTTGTATTTCTAAATATCTTTTTTGAAATTCTTCTTTACTATTTGCTCTATATTTGTAATCAATATGTTTCATCCAATCGTTATGTATAATTGGAACTTTACCATTATCAACCGCATCAAATATTGCATATCCAAATGGTTCTTTTGTATAGCATCCATGAAATATTTGAAAATTACCTTCAAAAAATTTATTATGAAATGTATAATCAAATTCCATAAACCTATGATAGTCGGAATTGGTATTTGACCCTTCTAACATTCTTTTGTAATCATATTTGTTTGAAAATATAATTGACGGAATTGAATCTAAATAATGTGCATTTTTTCTAGTTTCACATCTTGCAGCATATCCAATTTTATTAGTTATTATTCCTGTAAATGGTTTATTATGTTTCCATTCGTAATAATTTGTAATAGTTTTTGTTTTTGGATATTGATTGTGTATTGTATCGTTTTCATAACCTATCCAAACTATATTGTCGGAATTATCTAATATTTCTTTTTGCCATTCCCAATCTACTTTTGTCATTATATTTTCGTAATCAGAATTTAATCCCAACATATCAGGAATGAAAGCATGAACAAATGTAAGATAAGTTTTATGTAAATAATTTTTAATGATAGGATTTTGTTTGTAAGAATGGTGTAAGAAAACAATCTTGTCACATTCTTTTAATATCTTATCAACTTCTTTTTCGTTTTCGTAAGTGTATATTGCACCAAATTCTTTAATTAAAGGTCTACCATCAATTATAATTTTATAATCTTCTTTGACTAATGGTAAAACATTTTCTATAAAGTTATTGCACCATAAATCGGCACCACCTATAACATTTTTTCCGTAACCTGTTGTAATGAAAACTATCATAATTTTATTTTATCCACATGGAGAATATTGTCCAGATGAAACATTTATATTTAAATATATGTCGGTTGGTGTTGTTGTTAAAGTATATGGTGCACTTACTCCACAAAAAGTAGTCCAAACCGTTCCACCATTTCCTTGACCAAATTGTACATTAACTATTCCACCACTAGATTGTGTATGTTGGCATCCAACTCTCAATCGATTTGCAGAAGTTATTTCACCTGGGTCTACTAAAATTGTTCCTACATTAGTATAACTTGTACCAATAAGTACATCGGAGTATAATGTATTGTATGTTCCTGCACCGAAACTTGTGCTTATTTTCCACAAAATGGTAATTGTATGTGATGGGTTTGTTAATGAAAATCTATTTCTTGCCCACACTGTAATCGGTACTGCCGCAAATTCGGACATACTATCAGGTGCACCTTTACCCGCCGCATTACTCAATGTTCTAAGAGACGTTGAACTAACCGAATGAGCAGCTGAAACAAAGCTTTGTATTTGACTAAATGTTATTGGTTGACCTGGTCCTGGTAAAATTGGCATAATTATTTATTTTTTAATTCTTCAATTTCTTTTTTCAATTCTTTTATACATTCTACCAAAAGTGGAACTATTTTTTCGTATTGAATTGTTAAATAATTTTCACCTGATTTTGAACCACCTTGTGAATTTATTACATCAAAAGGTGCGGCTTTTATAATTTCCGGTAATATTGATTGAACTTCTTGTGCAATAAATCCAACTTCTCTTATTTCTGTATTTTTATCTGCTAATTCTTTTGCTTTATCATTCCAATTAAAATATACTCCATTTATTTTTGATATTTTTTCTAATGGAGAATCTATGTTTTTTATATTTGTTTTTAATCTTTTATCAGAAGTATTTGCAGTTACGTCTCCTGTAAATCTACCCTGACCATCAACAAAAATATCAGCATAACTTCTTATACCATAACCACCATTTCCTGTTCCGTCATAATCAACTCCATTTGCAGATGCGACAGCATTATATACTTCAAGTCCACCATTAAAAATAGTACAAGCCGCTAAATTGGATTGTGGAAATCCTTGAATGGAAACTATCCTTTCAGTTGATTCTACCGACACTGCCGTCAACTTAGCTACCCCACCATTTACTCTCACATCTATATATGAGTTTGCGGTTCCCCTACCTGCCTGATGTGTTCCTTTTACTTGTATACCTTCTGGCCCAATATGTGTTAAATTATTGACTTCTGGAGGATTTTTTATATTTTCAAATGATTGAGTGCTTATTACCACTCTACCATTTCCTGTACCTACTTGAATTGCCTCTGCAGAGGAACTCAAAAAAAGATTTCCTTTTGAAATTGAATTCGGATTAATATTCCAACCCCCTATATCACCTGCACCCGCACTTATTGTTCCAGTAAATGTACCACTCCCATTTATAGTTAAAGCGGTTCCATCCCATAGTAGTGAGTTTGTTGCACTTTTTAGAGAAAGTTTTCCATTTGTACCATCACTACCCAAAAATGCACCTACATTATTATATCCTTTTGTTGCCTGACCAATTGAAATGTATGGTGATGTTGTACCACCTGCAATAGTAATATTTGCATCACCTGAACTATTTGTACCAACATTAATTGTATTTTGTACATACGATTCTTTAGATATAAACATTTCAGCTGCAACAAAAAAAGAATTTGTACCCAATGACTCCCAAAACGTAGTTTCAGTATTCGGTTGTTTATTTAAGTTTGCACTTGCATTTGTTTTTGTTGCATAATAAGTTCCACTATATAATACCACATCTCTACGTGTCGGGTCTTGACTAATACTATTATAAGTTATTGCAGAACTCCACGGCCCTCTGAATACAACTCCTGGTCCATCTCCACCATTTGCTCCATTAGTTCCATTCGTACCATTCGTACCATTCGTACCATTATTTCCATTCGCACCAGTTACTACTTTTGTTGACCTTACTACTATTGTTTGAGTTTGCCCGCCAGTTCCTTCACTATCGGTGTGTGTTACAACTATTGTAGCTGATGCTTCTGCAGCATTCATAACCGCAGATGTCATTGTTAATGTATTACTACTAATTGTTGGATTAGTAGAAAACCCAGTATAAGTTCCCGTCATAGATGTAAATCTACTAGTAGTTCCTTCTAATGCAGAAATTGTAACATTTGATAAAGTTCCAGTTTGTGTTCCAGCGGCATTTGCTAAAACGGATTGTGCTTGTGGAGTTGCAGATATTACTACACTTGGAACTGCTTTTTTAACTTTTGATAAACTTAATGTATCAGTTAAAGTTCTACTCGTTCCTTCAGAATCAGTTACAATTGCACTTATATTAACAGTTGTAGAATTTATTCCATCTGCTAAAGTTTGATTACTCAAAGTTACTACTCCGGTTGTATTATTTACTGTTAAACTTCCACCGGTATCCACTCTAGTCACAGTTAATGTTACTGGTAAAGTGGTAGTAGCTCCATTGTAAGTTTCCTTTACGACTATTGTTGCATTTGCAAATGAATCAATTTGTGCACCTGTTGATTTAGCAGTTACACTTTGGTCTTTTGGTGTCGATGATATAGCTAAAACAGGTGCTGCTTTTTTATTTTTAGTGTAAGTTGCCGTTTTAACAATACTCGTTGTATCACCCGCGCCATCTTTATAACTAATTGTAATGTCTAATGAACCTGAATCTGCTGTAAGAGTTGTGATACCATATCCATTTATAGATGGATTAGAATTATTACCACCATTGGGAGTACACCCCGTTCCACTTAAATTAGTTATTGCAAAAGTATTATTTGCTCTAACACTATCGTTATCATCATCAAATGTAATTGTTTCATTTCCAACTTTTACATTTATTGAACCGGATGTAAACGCAAATGAAGCACTTGCTACAAACCCATTTGATAATGCTGATAATGTTGCATTATCATTTGTAAGAGTTGCAGATAATCCATCTAATATTTTTACAGGACTTATTTTAATTGCATCCGAAAATTGATTACCAAATTGGTCAGAACCTGATATAAAGTAAGTTCTTTCACCTTTATCGTATGTATATGCTGTTCCGGATAGTGTATAAGTATCTACTCCATTTGTTGCATTTGTAGATACAAATGTTAATGGTGGTGTTCCACTTCCTGAATTTATAGTTAATGGGGTTGTTGCCGATGCTAAATTTTTACGTTTAGCTTCTATTGTAATAATTTGACCCGTTGGGTTAAGAGATAAATCGGTTGCTTTATAAATAAATTGATTTGTATTCGATGTTACAAACACACCCGGTGCATTATCACCATCTTCAAATCTATAAATTGTTTCAAATTCTTGAAAACCTTCACAAGATGCTGTATATACAATTGAACCAACCAATACACTACTAACACTTCCACTAAAACTCGCAATACTTAAAAGTGCACCATTATCATTTTGAGATACAAATGCACCTGGATATGTTCCGGCGTAAGCTGCTGGTTGAATATAATTACCACCAACATCAAATGCAGATGATGCATATGTTATGGAACCTGTAAAATTAGTTTTTATAGTTTTAAATCTTACATTTTGGTTTGGTGGATTTGCAAATGAACCCGTTGAAAATCTAAATGCCGTTCTATCCGATTCAAATGTTAATAGTTTTGTAATTGTATTAGAACCTCCGGTAAAATTTGCACTACCAGTAACCAATACAGGAACAAAATTATTATTTACATCATAAAATTCAAACTTAAAATTAAAATCTTCATTTCCAATTACCGTCGGCATTGTAGTAATAAATGAAATCTCATCTGGCGAAAATGCAGTATCCTCTGATAATCGTAAACTAATATTTCCTAAATGCCACTCTCCTTGTGATTGAGAAAAATATAAACTTGCCGATACAAAATCTTTATCTATTTTGAATGGAATGACTGTATCTAATAAATTTTTTGTAGGTTGTGTTCCTACTAAAGTTGCAATACTACTACTTTCCGAACCTGACACTAAATAAATTCCTAAATTAGTTGATATAGATGCCGAATAAAATGCATCTAAATTTAATTCATAAGTGTTTGCACTTTTAATGTCTAATGATGATGTATATGTAAAATATCCACCACCACTTAATTTTATACCACTCTCAATTCTACTAGATGTAAGTTCTGTATTTAACGAACCTGTATTCCAAAAGGTTTTAAGTGTTTCTGATGTAAATGTTCCTGTATTTCCTATAACACTTCCAGATAATTGAGTAGTTGTTAATAATTCTTTTGATTCAACTAATATATCTTGTATTAAATCAAAATCCGATATGTCACCTTGTGAAGTTCTAAATACTTTTACTCTTTTAACATCACCTGCAAATGTTTCTAATTTTGAAAGTTTAATGTTTGCAAATGATTGATTGATTCCAGAATTTACTTTTGAGCCACTTTCTATTCTAAAAATTGGAGATATTATTTCATTAATTGATACAACCGGCCTTTGGTAAAATCTAATCTTTGTAGTATTAGCTAATGTCGGATTTACATCAATTTGCCTTTGCCATTTTACATTGTATTTATTTTCCCAATCTAAAGGAACAGGAAGTGTAACACCATTTGCATCTTGATATTCACTCAATTCACCCAATATAGTAAGTGTACACACACCATACGCCGTATCAGGATAAACATATACCGCAACAACTTTGGAAACACCCTCATAATATTCCGCAATTATTGATGTATTTGTGGAACCACTTATATTGGTATTAATCATACCTTCACCTGGTTCGTGATAAATTATATTACCAGCTGAATCTTTTAATTCAATTTGTATTTTAGTATCAGGAACCAAAAATTCAGAACCCGCAATCAGAAACGCATTCTTTCCACCTGTAAATGTGGTAGGTAACTCTGTTATTTTAAAATATTTACTGTCGGCCTGAGTATCGTCTACTAATACGGCGTACTTATCTAAATTTTTTGGAAATAAGGTTTTTTGTATAACAGCCATTTAATCTTTTTAAATAAATATCTCTAAAAAATTATTATCTCATATTTATATAAAGAAAACTAATAATATCTTTAATAAACTAAAGAAAACTAAATAAGTTATGAAATACGCAATGTTACAAATCAAAAAAGAAACCCATGAACTTCTCAAAGGGTATTGTGAAGAACACGGGTTTAAAATGGGTAGTCTAGTTGAAAATCTAATCAAGAAACACGTCGGTGTCTCAAAACCACAATCTAGTGTGTTGAAGGCTGATAAGGTCGTTCTTAGAAATCAATCTTACTAAATCCATTTACTTTTTTTATTTCTATCAATCCATCCACAATATCTCTCATTTGTTCTAAGTGAGAAATAACCCAAATGAAATCAAATTGAGTTTTAAGATACTGCATCATCATAAATAAAGATGATAAGTTATCTGCGTCTAATGTTCCAAATCCTTCGTCTACTACTAAGAAATTAGGACGAGGTAAATTACATACATTAATAAGTGCAACTCTAATTGCCAATCCACTTACGAACTTCTCCATTCCACTACACATCTCTAATGGCCATTCCTGGTCTTCGTAAACTATCTTTGCATTGATTGATTTACCATCCATTTCCATTGTAACACCAAAGTCTACAACTTGTGCAAGGATATTGTTTACCTCATTCTCAATAACAGGTAATGCTTTTGAAATTAATTCATATGGAATACCATCTCTCTTTACAGCATCTAAATAATAGGTGTATAATCGGTTCTTTTCTTCTAAGTCCTTAACCTCATTCATCTTTTGTTTGATACTGTCTATATAAGTCTGTAATGATGATATAGAACCATTTGTAGTTGCTATTTGTTTAGTAATATCTCTAATGTCCAACTCAAATCTTTTCTTTTCAGTTTCCAATTGTTTGATTTGATTTTCTAACTCTTTATTACTTTGAATAGTGTCCTCATTCTCATAATACTTTTCAATATCATCTTCTACATTGTCTAATTGAGTTTCTAATAATTCTTTCTTTGTATCTAACCCAGTCAATTCGGCTTGTGTCTTTTCTTTAATCACATTTGCTTTTGACCATTTAGTTTTCAAATCATTATATTCATTCCATTGTGTTTCAATATCACCAAAAAGTGTAATTTGATTTAATAAAGCATCATAAGCAATGTTTAGTGTTTCCATTTCATTACCCTGCTTTACAATATCTTCTTTTGCTTTCATTGCATCCTTTACGAATACATTATCACAACAAAACTTACAATTTGGGTCATACTCATGACTATCTAAATGTGAAATTTTCTTTTGATTAGATACAATTGATTGTTCTAATAATTGAATATAATGTCCTGTATTTTTCTTTGAATTAATTGCAATATCATATTCTTTTTTAGCTTCTTCAATTGGAGTATCATTTATAGTTTTATTATCCTCTATTGATTGTGAAAGTTCTATAAGTAATATTGTATAATCTTCAATTTTATAATCTTTGGCTTCATAATCTTTTTCTAATTGTTCTAATTGTAGTTTTAAGTCATCTCGCTTTGCTTCCAATGTAGATAAGTCTAAATTACCATCAATAGGAGTAAGGTTTCTACTCAAATCCAATATAACACTATCCAAACCATCCTTATCAGCATTCAATCTAGCCAATTCATTATCCAACTCTTTTAACTCACCTTTCTTTTCTTTTAAGTCATTTGCTTTACCTGCGAGTTCGGTAGTAAAGTCGTTTCTCTTAAAGTTTTTAATCAATACTGAAACTTCTTTAATATCTTCTAATCCTGTTTCATATAATTTGTCAAAAACATTCAATCCCATAAATTGAGCAAGTAAGTCTTTTCTCTCACTTTGGGATTTGTCAATGAATATAGAGTTATTACCTTGTAATGATAATGCAGTCAATACAAAATCTTCATACTTACCAACATATTGTTCAATTACGGCATTTGTATCTCTCCTTTCAGTTCCGTTCAAAGAAGTTTTGTCATCACCATCTTGTCTATAAAATTGAACATCAACTTTAACATTCTTTCCTTTGTTTATAGTTTTTGCAGTTCTTTCAATATGATAATCTATACCTTCAATTTGAAAATGTAAATGACAACTAAAATCTTGCTTTCTATTGTTTAAGATATTTTGTGCTTTGAATGCTCTACTACTCTTATCATAAAGACAGAATGAAATTGCGTCAAATATAGATGACTTACCTTGTGCATTTGGTGCAAACAATCCCATCAATCCGTTTAACTTACTAAAGTCAATCTTATTGTCCTCACCATAACTAAACATATTAGAAAACTCAAATCTAATCGGTTTCCAATAAATGTTTCTTAAAGTTTCCTCATGTGTAATTCTACTATTGACATCTCTATTTATCTTTTCTAATTCACCTAAATCTTTTGCATCAACAAACGGCATCATTCTTTCCACATACTCATTTATTAAAGAGTTTTGGTAGTTTATATCTGCAATGTTTTCAAAGTCTAATTTATTACCTCTATCTCCTGTTTTCTTTTTTGAAAGGGAGTCTGTTCTAATAATTGTAAAGTCATCAACACCATATTTCATTTTGATTTCTGCAATTACCTTTTTAGTGTCCGCAGTATCGGTGTTTGACAATCTTACTCTTAAACGAGGATGTTTTGGCATATCGTTTACAACTGGAACTTTACCATTATCAATATCCATAGTATAATAACCATAGTCATTTTGAATGTCAATTTCCTCATAGGTCATTGTGTCTAAATCCCATGCTAAAAATCCGTGTCTATCTAATGTCTCACCAAAATTTTGTTGTAATAGAGAACCTGCGTAAACTACCTTACATCCCTTCGGACTTATCATTTCTTGACGCTTATGAATATCACCCAATAAGGCTAAATCAAAACCATCAAATATATCCGTTGTAAAATGTCTACTACTTACCACATATCCTATATCAGTTTGTGAATTATCAACAGGTCCGTGGAATAAGGCAATCTTTTTATTACCAAACATTTTGTCAGCACTAATCCAATTGTCTTTGTTATCTAAAATTGAAAATACTGAAAAATCAACTCCACCAATTGAATAAACCTGTGTATCTCTTAAATAATAAAAGTTTTTTAATTCTAATGCATCAACCAATGGAGTAAGAACATCCATTCTATCTATGTTATTCATATTACAATCGTGGTTTCCGGTAATAAGAATTGTAGGGCAAGTTTTGGCACACTCTTTGAATAACCAACTTATTTCGTTGACTAATTCTGGTGACATTTCTAATTTAGCGTGAGCAATATCACCTGCTAGATATATAATTGCATCTTCGGTTCCTCTTTTACGGATTTCTTCAAACATCAATTCAAATACCTGTCTATACTCTTTGTGTCTTTTCACGTTACGGATATGAACATCCGCAATATGATAAATTGTTTTTAATTTATTCATATTATTTTCTTTTTATTTTTTTATGTCTCCTTTGTTGAGCCGCTTTTAATCTCAAATATTGTTTAGGAGTATCGTTCAACTTTTTTGGTTCTTCTCTTTCTTTAAGAGGTAATGGAATATTCAAATGTGACATTGCACCAACATCAACACCAGCTTTATAGCGACCATCTTTTTTAACTAATTGATTTATTTCTTTTTTTAATTCCTTTTTTTCCTTATTTTCTTTGTATCCTGAAATATATTTTATTGCAAGTTTTGTTTGATTAAATTCACCCCTACTTCCTTTTGCATATACCCAAACCCATCCTGGCTTATTATCTACCTTTTTACAATACATCCATTTACCATCTTTCGTTTGATAACACAACCTACCAGTTTCATCAATGTAGTAATTTGGTATTTCTTCTATTTTTGTTTTTTTTAATAAACTTAAATCTTTCATAATGAATTTATTTTGTTCAATAATAATTCTTCGGGAGAAAACTCTTTGGTTTTCTTTAATTCCTCATAGAATTTTTCATACCCCATATCGGCGGCATCTTTGTCTTTAAGATACATCATTTTTACATGAATACCTTGTTTTCTAAAATATTCGGCAGCTTTAAGTGCCTCATTAATTGCATCGTTATCCAATGAAATAATAATATCGGTAATACCACTCATAAAGATTTTTTCGACCAATATTCTTGATGGAAATTTACCTAATAATGGAATTGCATTTCTTTTAATAGTAATTGCGTCAAATACACCTTCACATAATATAATTGGTTCGTTCCAATTTACTTGAGAGTCAAAACATATTACGTTTTTGCTGATTGGGGGATTTTTGTATTTCATTTTGTTATCCGGATAATACGAACGAGAAACAAAGTAATTTAATGTGCCATCGGAATTGTATGATGGTATAATTACTCTTTGTCCATACAACCCTTCTTTACAATATCCTATGTTATATTTGATTATATCTTTAATACCTATTCCTCTTTGAGTTAGGTAATGTATTGCATGTTTATATTCAGGATTAAACCCGTTTGGAACCTCACTAAGACTGATAAATTCTTTTGGTAGGGAAATGAACACCTTTGTATCGGCATCCTCTAAAAGGGGGTTATAATTGCTATCTCCGTATATCTCTCTAATAACCGAAATAACCTTTCTATCAACATCTAACTTTTTTAATAATGAGGTCAATTTCTTACCACCACTATTGCAAGTCCAACAATGCCATTTTTGAGTTTCAGTATTAACTTGTAGTTTTTGTTTGTGGTGATTACAAAAAGGACAATAAAATGCTAGCTCATTCCCTTTGAGATTGAGATAACTACCTAATACGCCAGTTAGAGTAGATACGACTATATTCTTATCATTTTGCTTCAACACGACTTAAATATACGACAAATATTTGATATTTCCAAATATTTTAAGGTCTATTTTCTTCTAAAAACCACTCATTTGGAATGATTTTGTCTGCATACTTATATCCGTTCTTTTCACACCACATTCCGTATGTAGTTTTAGAACTTTTAGTAATTTTGTTCTTTGAATTGGAAAATATGAATCTAATGTCCATATTCGGGTTTTGTTCTTTAACCAATAAGTGTTTCTTACGGTCAGCTGCCACAAACCTACCTTTTGTCTCTATTCTAATACCATTGGGTAATTTGAAATCGGGATGATAGTGGTGAGTAGACGCAGGAATTATATATGGAACTTTTTCAGTTTCATATTCTACTTTAATTCCTTGAGATTCTATTTGTTGAGAAATGGTTTCTTCTAAACCAGACTTAAATCCATACTTTTGCGCAACCCATTTTGGATTGTTCTTTTTTGTAACTTTTTTAGCCATTAAGTTTTTTTATTTTTTAAGTGTGTCTGAGTATTTTTTCTCATTCACTTCACCACCTCTACCTGTTTTGAATTTTGCAGCAGTTAAAACTTGCTCATCTGCTTTTTTCAAATCATTTGTAGTATATGGTGTTTTTGCATTTACACCTGCATCGAATCCCAATTTATCAACACCCAATGCTGCCTGTTGTGCTTTGTATAATTCTAATATTTTAGACATATTCTTTTTATTTTACTTATAAATATAAATTATGTATCAAAACGGATAATAAAGTTTACAGGAATATCTGGTTCGGACTTAATTGGTTGTGGTAATTTTGCTACTGCAACTAAATCACAATTATCATCGTATAAACCAATTGTGGTAATAAATGGTGCAAGGAACGAACCCGTACTATCTACCGAACTACTTAAATCATAATGTTCAAACCCGGCTTTTAAATTCCCAATAGAACCAGTATATCCATAATCCAATATATCACCATTTTCTAATATTGTTTTCTTTTTGATATAACTTACTCCAGGATTTGTAATAACATTCATAGTTTTACCATCGGAAGTTATATATCTTTGTGTTTCTTTACCAACCTCTACTACTGCAGTTGGATTCTGTGATACATTAAACTCATCTTCATTTACAATTAAAAGATATTCGTGTTCATAAATTGTTTGAGTTGATTTATAATCCAACGTCCAATCATTTTGTAATTTAAATGCAGAATCTCTTGTCAATACTATCAATCCTTGATTATAAAATACATTACCAATTTTTATACCCTGAGCCTCTTCTGGTAAAAATGGTATATTTTCAACTATTACAAGACCGGATTCTACATCCATCGATACTATTATCATTTCATATAATTCACCATCAAATGTCATTGAAAATTCATTATTTTGAATATCTAAAAAGAAATCATAACTATCTTGTACACCATCTATCAAACCTATTGTTCCATCATATGAATTATCAGCAACATCGATAAAATTAATTGTTTGATTTTCTACATCAATTCTATTTAATCGTATTAAATCCCTATTATCTTGTATATTACCAACCGAATCATCAAAATAAGAAACTTCATTTTCTGCATTAAAATTATCTTTTAAAATAACAGACCCTTTTTTTATTCCCTCACCAACATAAACATTTGGAATTGATATTACTTTTGCAGAACCACTTAAAAATCTTTCTTTAGAAAGTCTAGCCGAAGTGTATGTTGGTGATTTGTGACCTGTTCTAGTAAATGGGTTATCACCCGAATCATTATAGAATTGAGCTCTAAGCTGGCCGTAAACTGAATGTTTATTATAAGATGAACCACTTAAACTTCCAGTAATAATAATATTTGATACCGTAGAAGTATAATTACCTTCTTCAGCTTCCAACAATGAAATTTCAGCTGAATTATCATTAAAACTCCATTCTTTATAAGCCTTGAACGGCCTAATACTAATATCTGACTTTGGTATTCTTTTTAACATATCTAATATAAATATCTTAAAACTAAAAACCCACCAAATTAAGGTGGGCCATAGTTTTTATTTTATTCTCCGATTAGAAATCTAATTTAACTTTGATTGCAATCTCTTTATCAAATGATTTTTCAATTGGTTTAGAAACTTTAGCTACTGCCAATAATTCATTTGCATCATCATAAAGACCAACACTTGTAATGTATACTTTTGGGTCTCTTTCAAATAGAGGTTGAACAAATTCACCTACCGACCCTGTTATGAATGTTGGGTTGTTTGAGAAATTAAATTCTCTATTGTTTGCTCTTACAAAATAATGAGAGGTAGACACATTTTCAGTTCTTCTCATTTGAAAATCTGCACCTACTGACATTGCATTTAGTAATGCAACTGAACCAGAATTTGCACCATTATTTTGATGATATATATTTGTTATAGATGAAACCGCTGGTGCCAATTTTGTATCGACTCTATTTTGTAATGCTTTTGGATTTAATAAGATAATTCCCATATCAGGATAAAATAAACCATATCCTTGACTAGAAGTTACATCAGAATATGATGTTATACTTGAAGTTAATGCAGAACCTATATTTAAAGTTCCTTCAACTACATTGTAAACTCTACCTGCAGTTGTTACATTTTCATCAGAACCACCACTATCATCGATAAGTGTTAAAGAACCTTTTGAACCTGATAATTCTATTGAAAAATTACCTGGGTCTAATCTTTCTTTATATCTAGCTCTGTTTACATTGATTACATAGAAATTTTCTAAATTGTGACCAGCTGCAGTTGAACCTGTATAAACACTAAAATACGCATCAGAACTATCCAATAAAACATTCTTAAATTGATTATAAGTTGCTTTTGTTGGTAAAGTCGATGTATCGGTTTGTTGTAATGTTGGTGCACCATATCCATTAACATCACCATATGCAATTGAGAATTGAACCTCAGCCGCTTCAGATGAAGCTGTAAGATTATAAACATCTAAATAATATTTACCACTAACATCAGCTTGTTGTACTGATGATGTGAAAAATACATTTAATGAACCCGTATCACCACTCCATATTCCAGAAGTTACGATTTCAGTTCTATTAGTTACTTTGTCAATTGTACCAAATTTTTTGTAGATACCATTTGTGATTGTAGTGATATCCGAACTGATTTGTTCACCAGTTCCTAAAAATTGGTTTACGATTCTAACTAATTCGTTAGTATCTACTGGAGTGCCTGCGGTGTTTGCTGCACCTGCTAAGTAATTTGATATATTACTTGCTAATAGGGCTCCTCTACTGTCTCTTATTAATGCCATAGTATTTTATTATTGAACGTAAGTTACTGTGATTGGAATAGTTTGTGAACCACCCGTTTCGTTACCATAAACTGTAATTGTAGTTCTGATAGTCGAAGTTAATGATGGGTTTGGAATAAATTTGAAAGTTAATCCTTTTGCGATTGCTGCAGTTGCAGATACATCGTCTCCAATAAATACTGGAACCGAACCAATTTCAGATGTTACGCCTTCACCGATAATGTCACCCGCATTTTTGTTAGATAATACAATCGTATATCCTAAACTTCTATTTCCTGCAGGAGATGTAGTTGGAGATAATGCAACCTCACCACTTCTTTGATTAACTGAAATATTAGGAACACCAAATTCAACAATTGGAATTCTAGTTGTGTTTTTTGGAAGTGTTACTAATTTATACTTCATTACTTGAGTCTCATCTGGATTAGCTTCTAATACAGGCATGTTTTTAATAGCTGCATCGTAGTAAGCTGAACCCAATGGGTGAGCTGGTTCGTAAAGTGTGTAATCAATCTCATCATCTGCTAATGCAAATTGAGTAATGTTTAAACCTTGACCTGCTGCTAATTTTTCTCTACCTTTTTTGGTAAGAATTGCGTCAACGGTTAATTCTGTGTTACTTAAATATCCCATAGTATAATATTATCTTTGTTTATAAATATAATTATTTTGAAATTTCGTTATTCTACTTCTAAAATTGGTTCAGAAGTATTTCTACCTGTTCTATTTACTGTTAATGTATTTGGATTAGATACAAATATTTCAACCGGTGGTGCACCATCTAAAGTAGTTGCTGCAGTATTTTTTGAACCTCTAAAGAAACTATTTTCTAATCCTTTTGTTAAATCTGATGTATTTCTATAATGTGTTGGTAAATACCCATTCACAGGTTTCACTGCAATTATATTACCTTGTATAGTCGGAACAGTAGAACCACTAAATGGTTGTATATTCAATTTAGTTTCATTATAAGTTTGAATATCCGAAATATATCCACCTCTAGGGTCACCTAAACCATTTGCAGATGCCGTTACTGCAAATTTAGTAACTATTCTTTCCTTCTCTTCGGTAATTAACTGAACTCTAATTCTTTCCGTTACTCTTCTGTTATCTTTGTCAAAATAAGTTCTAATTGCATTACCATTTTGTGCATAAATACCAAATCCAATAGTTTCATATGCAGTTTGGCCATATGTTTCTATACCTAAATCAATTTCTGTTGTAATTGTTGGTTCATCTAATCCCGCATCTATTGTTATGTGTTGTTGATACGATTCGGCATTTGTAATAGTAGTATCATTGTTGTTAATTAAACTATCGTATTGATAAGAATCAGCAATTAAATTTTCTGAAAGGTTTGCATCTACTACACTATCATATTGGTTATTTTCACCAATTAAGTTTTCAGAAAGATTTGCATCTACTATACTTTCGTATTGATTATTTTCAGAAGTCAATGTAGTTGTATCCTCATAATGTATTGTTACATCTTGCTGATACTCATCACCAATTGGCTCTTTTTGTGCAATCTTACTTCTTTCTAAAATATGTGGTTCAATTAATAAACCAGTAGTTGCTTTAACTCTTGCTGGTAACATTTTCTTAATATCTTCAAACATTGATTTCTCATATAGTTTGATTAAATTAATGTATGCGTAAATATCTCTACCATCAAATCTTTGGAAATAATAATTTCTTAAAGTATCTAAACTTTTATAATTTGATTTGGTTCTGTCACCTGGGTCACCAATATAGTTATCCAAATTAATTCCACCCAACGATTTTGCAATATCAATATTTAATTCTTTTGTTGGTGAAAAGAATAATCCAACTCTATTAGAATCCGTTGGAGCTTGGTCTAATGATTTTTTGG